TCAGCCATTGATCGTGATCCTCCTTGAAGGACCGGCTCCGAACCGGTCCGAAATCTGCGCCACGTCGATCTCGAACGGTGCCGTCACACCGTCTGCGGTCTGAAGCGCCACAGGGTAGGACCACGTCGGCGCGGCCACCTCCTCCTCGCGCAGGAGCACGCCCCCCGCCCAGACCTGCACGCGATAGAGCTCGCGCTCCTCGCCCAGCGGCACCTCGTAGACCTCCCAGCTGTCACCATCGATGCGTGTGCGACGCACCCACTTGACGCCGAGATCACCATTCCCGGCCCGCGCCGCACGCAGATGCGCCACGCGATAGGGGCGCAGGCCCACGCCCTGAAAGGCATGCAGCTCATGCACATAGGCCGGGTCGTCATAGGCCTTCGCCGCCGGTCCCACGCGATAGTGGCGCTCCAGCCCCCGGTGCTCCGGCGCCAGCCCGACCTGGTGCGCCGCCCCGTCGAGCAACACGAAATGGCTGCCCGCCGGCCACGCCGCCGGCATCACACCGTCGGTGCCTGCCTGCCCGCGCAAGCGCTCCGACAGTGCCCACAACCGCTCTCCGACAAGCTCGGCCCGCGCAAACTGGATGACCTCCCAGACACCTGTCTCGGGGTCGCCGATCGCCGCCGCATTCGCCCCGTTCAGGACCGCCTCCAAGGACGCGGAGGAAAGCACGCCCCGAATGAGCCGCACCCTCAACGCCGGGCCGCGGTCAACAAGGCCCTCGGTGGCCGCGGGCAGCTCGGTTTCGGTGATGCCGACCACTGCCGCACGCTCAAGCACAGTGTCGAGCGCATATCCCGCATCCTGGGACGCGTGATATACGGCAACCGGCCCCGACCAGTTCACCGCCGTTGCCGCCACATGCGGGGCGTGCTCAACCTCCTGACCGGTCAGAATCGGCAGATCCATGAAAACCGGGTAGACCGGCCCCACCGCCTGCACCGTCCCGGCCCCAAGCTGCGCGGGGCGCTCCTCGCCCGAGGGCCCCGCAGCCAGGCTCGTGTCCACGCGCACCCCCTCAACGAGCCGCGCACCGGCGCTCTCCACCCGGTCAACGCGGAACTCGGTAAGCCCCGCCTCCGTCTCGAGGCTCACCACGTCTCCGGCCATCACGCGCGCCCGGCTCGGCGGCAGGGCAAAGCGCACCCGATCGCGCGCAATCCTGGCCTCGGCCAGCCAGCGCTCCGCGATCCCGCGCGCCTCGGCGCGGGTAAGCACCATCGGAAACTCCGAAACCGAGACACCCCGGCTCTCCTCATCGGCAAAGACGGCCTCCTCCGCGGCCGCCGCAAAGTCCGCATCCGCCTCGCTGAAACTGAGCCGCACGCGCCCGGCTGTTTCGGCCTCCGGCAGACGGATGGTCTCCAGATCTCCTTCAAGCTCGTCGCTGACGGCCAGGAGATCGCGGCCCACCACGTGATCGACCCGCCCGCCACGGGTGACAAAGCTCAGAGCGCCCTCACGCTCGACCGCGTCAAACCCGTGCGCCAGCATCAACGGCTGCAAATCCGCGCGCGCCGATGTCACCTCGTTCAGCCAGTAGCCACGTACGAGTCCATGCAGCCGGCCAACATCCACATCTTCCACCCCCGCCCGCCCGCAGATCTCGCGCACCACCTCGGCCAGCGACCGCGAGGAGGCCCGCCCGTTGATCCAGTGGCCGCAGGTATAGTTGGCCGCATCAGCCCAGAGATCGGCGCGCCCGGGAAAGAACGGATAGGGCCGCGTGTCCCACGCCCAGACATGGGCGCGCTCCATGTCGATCATCGGCCCGCCGTAGACAGACGAGACAGGGTTGTTCGCCGGATCGCTCCAGTACGAAGTCACCGCGCGCAGATACTGCATCTGGATGTAGTCATCACGCGCCCCGCTCGAGTATTTCGGCAGCGACGACTCCGAGCTCTTCGGGTCAAGAAACCTGTTCGGCTCGTTGGTTCCCTTGTCGACGGCCGCGCAGCCGAACTCCGTGAACCAGATCGGCTTCGACTCCGGCACCCAGGGCGTCGGCGTCGCCAGCCTCACCCCGCCCCGCCGCTCGTGATGGGGGTTCGACCACCAGCCTCTGATGTCCTTGTAGCGGAACACCCAGTGCTCGCCATGGGCACTGTCCTCGATCGGTGTGCGCCGCTGGATCGCCTCGGCCTCGGGCGCATGGTAATACCAGTCATACCCCTCGCCGCCGGCGACATTAGCCCTGAGGTAATCGAGGTTGTAGATCGAGCCCCAATGTGCATCGGCATGCTCGCGCCCATCGCGCCAGTCCGACAGCGGCATGTAATTGTCGATGCCGATGAAATCGATGTTCGCATCGGCCCAGAGCGGATCGAGGTGAAAGAACACGTCCCCCGAGCCGTCCTGCGGGTGATAACCGAAATACTCCGACCAGTCGGCGGCATAGCCGATCTTGGTCTCCGGCCCGAGAATCGCGCGCACGTCAGCCGCCAGCCGGATCAGCTCCTGCACGGCCGGGAAGCTGCTGGCCGCCCCTCTGATCTGGGTGAGCGCACGCATCTCCGAGCCGATGCAGAAGGCATCGACCCCGCCTGCCGCCGCACACAAATGCGCATAGTGCAGTATGAATCGCCGGTAGGACCATTCCTCGGGCCCGGTGTAGGCAACATGGCTCCCGATCACGGTGAAGTCCGAGGGTGACGCCGCGCCAAAGAAGGCCTCCACCTCGGCCTCCGCTGCAGCCGTCCCGTCCGGCGAGCCGGGAACACCGGGCGCAAGCGAGGTGGTGATCCGCCCACGCCACGGCAGATGCGGCTGTCCCGCCTTCCCCGTCCACGGGTCGATGAGCGCATTGCCCTGAAGCTGCTCCATGAGGATGAACGGGTAGAAGGTCACATGCGCCCCGTCGGCGCGCATGTGTGAAATCGCCTCCACAACAGAACGATCAGCCGGCGTGCCGCCATAGACGGGCGCGCCGTCAACATGCGGCACCACCCCGGCGTTGAAGCGCCAAAGCCCCGACACCCGCCAGGGCATCTCCCGCCCGTCAGCCGCGCTCTGCTCCACCTTCGGCCTGAGCGAACACTGCCCTGCCCGCAGATCGTCCCCGAACCAGCTGACCACCAGCGAGACGGCGTTGCAGTTTGGCAGCTCGTCGCGCAGCGCCTTCCACGAGGCCACGAAATCGGTCACACCTGCGGTGGAGTTCAGGTTCGCCGGCCGCAGGTCGCCAGGGCCGTTGTCGTAATGCACCACCGAAGTGGCGAGCGCGTATTCGCCCGTACCCGGCACCAGCGCCACGCCCCGTGTCCCGCGCGCGATTTCCGGCACCTCCTGCCCCGGCTGCTCCGGGCGCATGACCTCGAAGGTCAGCTGCGGCACCCGGTTCCCGTATGGCTCAAGCTGCAGGTCCTCGAGCACGACATAGGTGATGCCCCGATACGCCGGGGCATTACCCGCCCCCTGCACCGCCTCGATCTTCGGGTCGGGCATCTGATCCTCGGTGCCACGATAGACACGCATCGTGAGAGTGCCGCGATCCACCTCCATGCCGTCGGCCCAGACGCGCCCGACACCGGTGATCTCGCCCTCGCAAAGCGCCACCGCCAGGCTGATCGAGTAGGAATGATCCCGGGTGGTTATCCTCGGGCCCGTCCCCTTGCCCGAGCCCCCGGCGGTTCTGGTCGTGACCGTCTCCCGGAAACGCGTCGCCCAGATCACCTGCCCCGGCACCCGCGCGCGGCCATGCACGCGCGTCACCGGCGTTCCTTCGCTTGCTCCGGTGAGGCGCAGCCGATCCATCTTGCCGGTCTCCACCACCTCCGAGCCGACACCGAGAATCTGCTGGTCCACCCAGCGCCCAAGCGTCGCCCCGATCGCGCGGCCGATGACCACCGAGGACAGCCCCAGCACATTTCCGCCAATGGCGGACCCCACGGCCGCACCCACCGCGGAGAGGACAATCGTCGCCATCAGGCCCCCCTTTCAGGAAATGAGAACCGCGCCACCACCCGGCGCGCCCAAGGCTCGGAGAGAGGGCTTTCCACCACCCCGTGCCCGCTGTAGCTGTGAATGAAGCTCGGTCGCCTGCCCGCCGCAGCAACAATCCCGAGGTGCTTGGCCACCGCACCGGCGCGCATCCGAAACAGAAGCACCTGGCCGGGCTCCACCGCCTCCCCCGGCGCGCAGGCAACGAGATGCTGCCGCGCCGCGCGCCAGAGCACCTCCTCACCTGAAGGCTCATCCCAGTCCAGGGTGTAGGGCGGCACCGTCTCGGGCTCCTTGCCGTAAAGCTCCCTCCACACGCCGCGCAGGAGGCCCAGACAGTCGCAGCCCGCCCCCCGCGTCGAGGCCTGATGCACATAGGGCGTGCCAAGCCAGCGCCGCGCCTCGGCAACCGCCGCCGCACCGATGCCGCTCATGGCACCAGCTTCCCGCCGTCAAGAACCTCGCCCGAAGACGGGTAGCTCATCAGCCAGTCCTCGCCCGGAATATGCGGAAAGCCACGGAAGTTCAGATGATTGCCGAATTTAGCCTTGCAGGTATCGAAGCGCTTGTCGCAGCCGGCCTCGAGCCGCACCAGGTCGCCCGGCTCGACCGCCGCGGCCAGCGCCTGCCAAAGCGCAATCTCCCGCCCATGCTCCCGAGCCCGATCCATGCGGATCACGCCGGCAAGCCCAGCCGCCGCGCCCGTGATCACCCGCACCATCCCGGCCTCGAACCACCCCTCGGCAAATCCCTCGAGTGGCTCGAAGACCAGAAGCTTGCGCGCCTCGACGGCCACCACCGCTGCCTCGACACTGAAGGCCGGGTCGCTCAGATCGACCCCGCAGCGCGCATCACCCAGAATGGCGGCACACTGCTTCTGGTAGGCCCCGCCGACGGGCGTGTTGAGCGCCTCCGTGAGCCCCCTGAGCTCGGCGTGAAACGCCCCGCCCGCGCGTCGGATCTCGCCAAGCGTTCCCCGAAAGACAAGCGCCCTTTCCTCGGGATTGGCCCAGTTGACCAGCCAGGCAAGCACCTCCGCGCCGTCAAACCGCCCCGCCTCGATGTCAGCCTCGGTCAGGGCAATGCTCGACAGCGCGCCAACGGCCTCGGCGTTATCCACGCTGAGGCCCGTCGACTGCTGCAGCGCACCGGCCGAAATCCCCGTCTCGGCACGAAAACGCACAGCATCGAAGAGGATATCCTCGTCATGATCGGTAAAGCCGTAGCGCGTGCCGTCCCGGCGCGTGAGCAGCCAGCAGCGGCAGACGGTCGTCACGCCGCTGGCAAGATGCGCCTCGAATGCCGGATCAAGCGTCATCAGATACGCACCTCCACCACCGGAATGCTCGGCACCTCGCCGGCCTGAAACGTGGCCACCGACACATCGATGCGGTCGGTGTCAAAGCGCACCGGCACGTCAAACTCGAAGCCTGCGGTCACCACCGCCCCGATCGCCGGCGCACTGCCAAGGCTGACCACGCCCTGCGCGTGATCGACCGTGAAGTGCTCGCCCTCGACAAGCTCCACGCCACCCACCGCCACCCGCACCGTGCCGGCCACCGGCTTGACGATCGGGCGCCGATAGTCGGCAGTCTCGTCGCCGGAGCGGTAGAGCTTGACGAGCTGGAACGCGGTCGTGACCTCATCGCCCGTGCCAAGCTGCTGATCGAACGGCCCCACCTCCCGCGACGGCGCGCAGGACTTGAAGTCCGCCCAATCCTTCCAGCGGAACGCGTGCAGCCGCCCGCGGCGCGCCTCGAAAAACTGGAGCACCGTCTCGAGATCGTCGAGCGACGAGAGCGCCAGCCCCGCATCATAGCGCCGCCGCGAATGGGCCCACAGGCTGTTGCGCTCCTCAAAGCCGTTCGCCAGCGTCACCACCTCGGTGCGCCGCTCCGGCCCTCCGGTGGCGCCGAAACTCAGCGCCGCGGGAAACCTCACCTCGTGAAATGCCATGCCCTTTCCTCCTCAGCGGTTGCGCTGGCCGCAGCTGAGAAGCCGGGTCATGCTGGCTGCAATCTGCGTCTGCCCCCGCCGGAAGCCTTCCACGTCCGGGGTGGAGATGTTCATCACCACCTGCACCGGCCGCGCCGCGGCACCGCCCTGCACCGCGACGCCGAGCTTGCCATCGGCCCCGCGCTTGAGCGGCATGATCGCCTCGGGCCCCGCCTCGCCCATGAGCCCCACTCCTCCTCGCATCGGAAACGTCGTCGGCCCGCTCACCACACCGCCCTGGGCAAAGGGCATCACCCGCCCCTGGGCGAAGCTGCCACCCTTGGCAAACAGCCCAAAGCCGGAGACGACCGACTCGATGCCTTGCGCGAGAAGCCCCCCGAAATGCGAAGTCACCGGCCGGATGGCGGCCGAATAGGCCGCATCAATCATCGCCTGCGCCACGCCCTTGAGCGCATCCTCAAGCCGCATGCCGTCAAAGACGAGCCCATCGAAGGCGCGCCTGAGCCCCCGGCTGATCCCGCCCGAGAGCACATTCACTTCGCGGCTGGTGCTCGCCAGCGTCCCCTGCATCGCCTTCAGCTCGCTCTCGAAGGCCCGCGCCATGCCGGCCGTCGCCCCGAGCGTCGCCTCCAGCGCCTCGATCTCGTCGTCGAGCGCGTTCACATCCTGCATCGGCTCACTCTCCATCGCCCTCGTCGGGGAAGGCGCGCATCAGTTCGGCAAGCCGCGCCCGCGTCAGCGGCGCCGCCCGCCCCTCGATCCCCAGCATCAGCCGCAGTTCCACCGGCGTGAGCGCCCAGAATTGCGCGGGCGTCAGCCGCAGCCCATGCAGCCCCGCCCGCATCAGCGCCGCCCAATCGATGCGCGGCCCGCCGCTCACCCCGCGCCCTCCTCCTCACCGGGAAGCGCGAACGCGCGCACCAGAAGCGCCGCCGCCGCCCGCGCCGCCTGAAGCGGACCGCCCGCGATCTCGGCGGCGGTGAGATCGGCGGCCGAGCCCTGCCAGCCGCCGCCCCTCAGCCCCGCCACGATCACCGCCAGCACATCGCGGCTCGAGAACCGCCCGGCCTCGAAACGCTCCACGAGCTCCACGAGCGAACCTGCCCCGAGCGACGCCTCGAGCTCGGCGAGCGCCCCCAGCGTCAGTTTCATCGCCCGCGGCGCCCCGTCGATGACGAGCTCGACCTCTCCCGCCCAGGGGTTGGCCATGGCTCACACCGCCGCCACGAAGCTCAGCGCCCCGGCCGAGGCCATCGAGATCTCGTAGGTCGCTTCGCCATTGTGGGTGCCGGCATATTCGATCGCGGTGATCAGGAACGGCCCGTCCACCGTGCCGAAATCGGGGATGATCACCTGGAACCGCGGCGTCTGCCCATCGAAGAAGATCTGCCGCGCCCGCTCGTCGGTGGCATCGTCGCGAAACACGCCCGAGCCCGAGATCGAGGCGCTCTTCACGCCCGCCCCGCCAAGCAGCTCCCTCCAGCCGCCCGCGCTCTCGAGGCTGGTGATGTCCACCTGCTCGGCGTTGAAGGAAATCCGCTGGGCGCGCAGCCCCGCGAAGGACTGGAAGGTGCCGCTTCCGTCCATGTCGATCTTGATCAGAAGATCCTTGCCGTTCTGGGCCGCCATGTCCCTCACTCCGTTGCCTTGTCCTCAGATGTCCTCGGTCCGCGCCCGAAAGCGCAGATCGATCCGTCGCAGCACGCCCGCCTCGTCGCGCGCCGCCTTCGCACTCAGAAACCACAGCCCCACCACGCGCCCGCGCGAGAGTGCGAGCGGCGCGCCGAGAAGCGCGTCCGACACCGCCACCGCCACCTCCTTGGCGGTCTGGAAGCCCGCCGCATCGCTGATCACGCTGACGGTGAAGTCATGGCGCGCCCCGCGCACGCTGCCGTCCGAGGCATCCCGCGCCTCCTCCGGGCCGATGCTGACATAGGTTGGGGGCAACGCCCCCGGCGGCACCTCGTCGTAGATCGCGCTGCCCACCAGCGCCACGAGCGCCGCATCACCCTGCAGCCGCGCAAAGACCGCCTCCTGCAGCGCCGCCGATGTCCCGTAGCTCATGCCACCACCTCCTCGACCGCATGACAGGTCAGGTAGCGGGCCTGCGGATCGGCATCCGTCACCGCCAGGATGCGCCACAGCCTCCCCCCCTCGCGAAAGCGCTGGCCGGGCACCGGCCGCGACGGCGCGCCATGAGGCGCGGCGCGCACGGTGATGCGGTAGCGCGCCTCGCCAACGGTGATGTCGGCCATCTCCGCCTCGCGCCCCGCGCCCGCCTTCACCTCGGCCCAGAGCGTGCCCAGCGCCGTCCAGACAAGGTCATAGCCGCCGGCGCCGTCACTCACGCGCGAGGCGCCTTCGAGCACCAGCCTGCGGTTCAGCCTCGGTGCCTTCATCGCGCGCCCTCGCCGAAGAGCCGCACAGTGCGGTAGCGGTCGATCAGAAGGCTCACCGTGAAGGGCATGCCCTCGCCCACCGGCGCAACACCGCGGTTCTCGTAGTAATGCGCCGCAAGCATCAGCACTGCCTGACACAGATCGGCCGGCAGCCCCGCCCAGTCCGGCGCATAGCCCGCGGTGAAGCTGATCTCCACCGCGCCATTCAGCGGTATGAGCGGCAGGTTCAGCCCGTTCGACACCAGCCGCGGCCGCTGCAGGTCGGGCTCGAGCCGGTAGCGGGCCGGGTCGATGACCGTCTCCACACCGTTGCGGTCGATGGTCCTGACCTCGGTGATGGCGGTCACCGGCGCCACCGGCAGCGCCTGACGGGCGAAGTCGCGCCAGCCGCTGAGCCGCCAGGTGAAGCCGCGCTCGATGAGTATCTTTCCGGTGCGCGCCTCGATCGCCGCGAAGGCGGCGCGCAAATGGGCCTCCAGCACCGCGTCCTGAAGCCCGTCATCGGCAAACCCGGTGCCGAGCCGCAGGTGGTCCTTGAATTCCGTGACCGGCAGCGCCGCGGAAGGCAGCGTGGTCTGCTCGACTAGCATCATGAAACGTCTCCGAAATCGGGTAGCCTCCCCTGCGGTGATGGGCGCGCGCCGCCCGGTTGCTCGGACGGAGGGGAGCAGCTGGTCAACGCGGGGCCAAACTGGCGCGCGCCCACCGGCCGGCCCGCGGCTCACACCACGGCCCGGCCATCCGCGACAACGCGGATCAGAAGGAGAACTTCAGCACCTTGATGGCGTTGAAGTCGCTCACATCACCACCCACGCGCTTGGTGGCGTAGAACAGCACATGAGGCTTGGCCGAGAACGGATCGCGCAGCACCCTGAGATCAGGGCGCTCGGCGATGGTGTAGCCGGCAGCGAAATCGCCAAAGGCAATGGCCGGGGCGTCGGCGGCGATGTCAGGCATGTCCTCGCAGATCAGCACCGGATAGCCCATCAGCCGCGCGGGCTCCCCCGCCGCCAGCCCGTCGGACCACAAGAAGCGGCCATCGGCATCCTTCAGCTTGCGCACCGCGCCCGCGGTCTTGGAGTTCATCACGAAGCTCGCGTTGGCGCGATACTGCGCGCCCAGCGCATAGACCAGATCGACGATCACATCGGCCGGATCGGTGGCCGGGAAGTCGCCGGCAACGCCAGTGGCCACATGGCCGATCTGCCCCCAGGTCTCGGAACCCACCGGCACCGTCGGATAGCTCAGAAAGCCCTTCGGCTTGTCCACCCCGTCGCCGTTCACGAAGGCCGCCGCCTCGGCGCGGGCGAATTTCTCTGCGATGCGCCCGGCCAGCCAGCCCTCCACATCGAAGGCCGAGTCGTCGAGAAGCCGCTGCGAGACCTTCGGCATCGCCGAGAGCTCATAAAGCGGGATCGAGATACGCTCGATGGTCGGCGTGCCGGTCTCGCCCGTGGCCCCGGTCTCCGTCGCCCAGCCCGCGCCAGTGTCGGCAAGGTCGATCAGCACGTCATAGGAGGTCGCCTCGACATTGACGACGCTGGCGATCTTGCGGATCGAGGCGGTGGCATTCAGCACGCTGCGGATCGTCTCCGAGGTCTGCGGGTCCACCAGATAGCCGCCGTCCGACGCCACCGCGGTGGACATCGCCTTGCCATCGAGCTCGAGCCCGCGGAGCGCGGCGTCATCACCCGAGCGCACATAGGCCTCGAAGGCCTTCTGATGCGGCGCCGCGGGGTTCTCGGAGGCGGTGGCAAGCACGGGACGGCCCGGCTTGAGAGATTTGCGATCCATCATGGTCAGTCGCTCTTCCTGTTTCTGGAGTCTGGAGGTCACGTCGGCCTGAAACGCCTTCAGGTCGCTCACGAATCCGGCCAGCGCGGTCTTCACCTCCGCCGCCGGGTCGGCCTGGGCGGGCACACCCGTCCCGGCCCGAGCCTTGCTCTCGGTCTCGGTCATCCTTGGTCCTGTGAGTTGGTTGAGAGAGGGGTCGGGTCAGCCGGCCGCCATCACGTCGCGGCCAGCAAGCGGCGCGCGTGCCGGAAGGCCGCCGCCAGTTCGCGCAAGGCTTCGGCGCCGGGGTGCTCCCCCTTCGCCGCCACCCGCGCCTCGGCGAGCATCGGGAAGGTGACAAGCGACACCTCCCACAGCTCGACTTCCGACAAGCGCCGCCGGCCCTTGTCGTCCCGCGTGGCCCGGCGCGTCCGATAGCCGATCGACAGCCCGTCGATCGCACCCGCCGCCACCAGTGCGGCCGCCTCGCGGCCACGCGCCACATCCGTCAGGATCCGGCCCTTCACATAGAGCCCGCGCTCATCCTCACGCACCTCGTCCCACACCCCGATGGGCTGGGCCGGATCATGCTGCCAGAGCATCTTCACCCGCCGCCCCGCCGCGGCCAGCTCCTTCAGCGAGCGGGCATAGGCGCCGGGCTCGACCACATCGCCGCCCTGATCCACACGGCCGAACAGCGAGGCATACCCGGCAATCACCGTCCCGTCGGTCACCGAGATCTCCTCGCCCAACCGGCAGAACTTGCGCTCCGGCGCTCCCTGAGCCTCAATCGTCATCGCCCGTCTCCTCCTGATTGAGCGGCGGCAGCCCCAGCATCGCCCGCTTCTCTGCATCGGTCAGGAAGCTGGCCTCAGCCACCCGCCGCCACTCCAGATCGCGCTCCGCGCCCAGCGCCGGCACCCGGTCAATGTCCGGGGCAAGGGTGAGCCGCTCGCCCGCGAACTCGCCCAGCCAGGCCCCGAGCGCGGCCGCCACGCGGGAGGCCAGCGGCAGCACCGTCAGCCGGTAGAAGGCGCGGTTGGCTTCCTGATAGTTGGCGTAGGTCGCATCGCCGGGGATTCCGAGCAGCATCGGCGGCACCCCGAAGGCCAGCGCGATCTCCCGCGCCGCCGCCTCCTTGGTCTTCTGAAACTCCATGTCCGAGGGCGAAAAGCCCATCGGCTTCCAGTCGAGCCCGCCTTCCAAGAGCATCGGCCGCCCGGCATTGCGCGCGCCCTGATGATGCGCCTCGAGCTCGGCCTGCAGCCGCTCGTACTGATCGGGCGAGAGCAACCCCTGCCCGTCCGCGCCGCGGTAGACGATCGCCCCCGAAGGCCGCGCGGCATTGTCGAGAAGCGCCTTCGACCAGCGCGAGGCGGCATTGTGCACGTCAACCGCCGCCGCCGCCGCCTGCAGGGGCGAGAGCCCGTAATGGTCGTCCTGGGGGTGGAAGTGCTTCAGATGACAGATCGGCGAGGGCCCGAACTCCGGCACCGCAAAGCGATGCTTCCGCCCGCCGACGCCGTAGTCATAGGCCGCGGGCCAGCCATCGGGCCCCGGCACGATGCTGATGCGGTCGGACCGCAGAACATGCAGCTCCGCCGGCAGCGCCGCCTCGCCCGCCACCGCTTCCACATAGGCGTTGCCGCTCAGCATCAGCTGGGCATAGAGCGCCTCGAAAAGCTCCGCCCGCCCCTGCGCCGCATTGGGCCGGCCGACAAGCTCGAGCACCGGATGCTGCTGATACCGCCGCTCCGCGTCGCTCAGCACGAGCGGCAGCGCGGCCGCCGCCTCGGCGATCAGCTTCACGCAGCGAAACCCCACCGGATTGCCCGCAAAGCCGTTGCGGATGAGGCTTGCGGTATCCCGCGGCCCCCAGACGCTACGCCCCGAGCTTGCCCAGGCCACCAGCCGCCCCGTGGCCGAGGCCTTCACCTCCGGCACCGCCTCGCGGGACCGCCTGAATATCTCGAACACCATGTCGTCTCCCTTTCACCTCCGGCACGCCACGCAGGGGTGGCAGCGACTGAAAGGCCCGCCCGGCCGTCAGGCCGGGCAGCGCCCGACCCGCCCCCGTCGCACCAAAGGTGCGCCCTCGCCGCAACGGGGCGGGCGCTTCACGCCCACCCCGCCGGGTCGGTCGCTGCCCTCGTCTCGACAGGATCGCTGCGTCAGGCTCAGCCCAGGCTCCGCACCCGCGGCCGTCGCCAGGCCGCGGCCGGCGCGATGACCAGCTCATGCAGGGCCCACACCAGCGCATCCAGCCGGTCGGGCGAGCCCGCCCCCCGATAACCCTGCGCCGTCATCCGGCACATCTGATCCTCGAGCACCTCGAGACCGGGCATGTGCACGACCCGCCCCCGCTCGTAGAGTGCGGCCACCGGCTCGGCGCGCGCGGCCTTTCCCCGCGCCGCCCGCACCGCGCGGAAGGGCACCAGGGGGTCGACCTGCCGCACCACGCTCTCCACCAGATCGCCGCCCTGATTGACCTCGGCCACCAGCCGCTCGGCGCCGTGCCGCTCCATCGCCGCAATCGCCGCTTCCGCCCAGCCCTTGGGCGAGGCGGCGCGAACGCTCGCGTCCTCGATCACCACCGCGCGCCAGTCCTGCGGCGGTCCCTCGGCGATGACACCGGCCACCACGATGCCGCATTCGTCCGAACCCGCGTGCCCCGTCACCGGCGGATCGACGGCCACAACCACCCGGCTGATCCCCTCAGGCAAAGCCTTCACCCGCAGCCCCTCGAGCGCAGCACCCGTCCACATCGCGCCCTCGACCTCGTCGAGAAGCTCGCCGTCAAGCTCCTGCCGGCCAAGCCGCGTGCCCGCATAGCGCGCCCGAACCTCGGCAAGGAACGATTCCGCCAGATAGGCCCGGTTCGCCTCCGTCGGCGCCCGCGTGACCACCGTCGAAGGGTTGGCCAGAAGCGCCTTCAGCACGCCCACATTGCGCGGCGTCGTCGTCACCACCTGCCGGGGATGCTCCCCGAGCCTGAGCGCGAACTGGAGCATGTCCCAGGCCTCCTGCGCGTGCTTCCACTTCGCCAGCTCATCGGCCCAGGCGGCATCGAACTGCGGCCCCCTCAGCGCCTCGGGCTCATGGGCCGAAAACACCTGCGCCACCGCCCCATTCGGCCACACGAGCCGCCGGCGCCCCGCCTCCCACTGCGGGCGACGGTCAGGGGGCGAACAGGCGAGAATCCCGCTGTCGCCGAACACCATCACCTCCCGCGCCTGGTCGAAGGTCTCACCGATCAGCGCCACCCGCTTCGAGCGCCCCGCCGCCAGCGGCGTTGCCCCCTCCACCTCCGCGCGCACCCACTCGGCCCCGGCGCGCGTCTTGCCCGCGCCGCGCCCGCCCATGATGACCCAGCTCTTCCAATCGCCCTCGGGCGGCAGCTGATGCGGCAAGGCCCAGAACTCGAAGAGATAGGGTAGCGCCAGAAGCGCCCCCTCCGAGAGCTCACCCAGAAACCTCTCCACCACCTCCGGCGGCTCTGAGGCGAGCCAGGCGGCGCCGGATCTCGTCTCGCGCCGCATCGAAGTCGAGCGCATGTCCGCCAACGACACCGTTTGCGGTCTTGAGTTTGTCTTCAAGCCTCTGCCTCTCTTCCATCGCCATGCGGATGGTGGCGCGATACTCGGCCACCGTTCGCTTCGCGTCTCCCGGTGCGGGAACTTCTCCCGCCTCGATCTGCCGCACGAGCTCGGCCATGAGCTCGGTGACGGCCACAAACTGCTCCATCGCCACCGAGACCATGCGCTCGGCGACCCCGTCCTTCCCGAAGGGGGTGATCAATGCCATGCCGTTGTGTTCTGCCCTCAT